TGTAAAGTAGTTCCGGGTTTATCAATTAAATCCGGAAATTCAGATAATATAGTTTTTATACCTAATCCCTTTACACCTGCTAAGTTATCAGAATTATCTCCTAGTAATGCTTTTACTACATTATAGTTTTCTGGTATTACTTGTAATTCCGCATTTATATTATCTTGTGTAAAGGTTTTCTTTTTTACAGGTGCATAGACTTCTACTGTATCATCTACTAACTGTAAAAAGTCTTTATCTGAGGATATAATTGTGCATTTCTTAACGTTTGAGTGAGAAGCTAATTTAGCCATATACGCTATTATATCATCTGCTTCTAATTTCTCTAACATCATAGATTGCATAGGTAAACACTCTAAATAGTCCTGAACTCTATGTAGCTGTCCTATTAGAGCTTCCATCTCTTGCTCTTTAGTATCATAAAGTCCCCAATGAGTAATCCTACTTGTAGCTCTTTGAGCTTTATAGTTTGGATCTACATTTTTCCTGTTAGCAGATCCTCCTTTACCGTCCCATACTATTACCACCCTAGTAGGATCAAAGATCCTCGTTACGTACCCTAATGAGCGAAGGAAGCCCACCAAGCCGCCGACATGGGCGCCTGATGGGTTCATCGCTTTGAGTAGAGAGAAACTACGAATTAACATATTCATAGCGTCTACGACCAAGATATGATCGTTTAACTCACGGGGTGGGGTTTCTTTTAAATTGTTGAGTATGTTTTCGTACGCCATTAGTCTAGTAGATTTGGAGATATTGGTGTTTCTTCTAAATCTCCTTCTTCGATTAAATCAAAGTCTACTGAACCTACTAGTTTTAACCAGTGTTCTTTATGAGCATCTCTATACTTATCAATTGCTTTTTTATCATCCTCGATAAATCCATGGGACGTCATAACAACTCTCCCTCTTGATTGTACTCCTCCAATATGGTTCTTTTCAATCTGTATATTCGTTCTTTTAGCAAATTCTACTTGAAGACCGTTCTTTACAGCTTTAATTTTTGAAGTACCTGGATTGGTAATGTTACCAAAAGTTACTACTAGTGTAGCATCGTACCACATAGACATTCCTCCTTTGTTCTGCAACTTAGGTTGGCCCATTGGATGCTCTGGTTTCATAGTCCATACCTTATTAATAGCTACTAACGTATTTGTATAAGGTGAATTCTCTTTTCTAGATAACAGAATCTTTTGATTTAAGTTATTTCCGAATTGAGTAGACATAGCTCCTGCATTCCATTCGTTATTGTTCTTATTAGAACGTACTGATAAATCACAAGGAATAGATCCAATAGAATCCCAAAAGAAACACATATCATAAGGTAGGTTACCTTTTGCTTGTTCGTCCATTAAATCAGCCATATACACTGCTACTTCTTCAATAGTGTTTAATGATCCTCTATCAGCATAAAGGAAGTGTCCTTCATAATCTACAACGTTTCCATTTTCATCTTTAACTTCGTTAAACTTCAAGCCCATCTCTTTAGCATGTTCCCATGACCATTTCATCTCTGAGATTACAAAAACAGGTAGTATTCCCATCTTTTGAGCGTTTACTGCTGCTTCTAATAAAGCTGTTGTCTTACCGGTATCACTATGCCCTCTCAGCAATGTAATATGACCTGTAGGTATTCCGGGTAACGAAGTAATATCTACAAAAGCTTTAGAAAGAGGTATCCATCCTTGCTCTTTAAACTTAACAGATGAGGAGGAATACCCTTTCTTCTTCTTAAAGTTTCCTAAGTTAAACGATTTCTGTACAGATGCGGTTGCACGTGCTTTTAATTCTTCTTTCTTTTTTGCCATATCTATTCGTTGAATAAGTCATCAAATTTATTAACTGTGTCTTTGTTGCCAGCCGTAGCTGTTTCCAAAGTAAAGTCAGTTTTCTGTTGACCTAAGCTTTCTGGCAGTGTATTATCATTTCCTCCGGGAGTTGCAGTTGTATTTTCTTCTGCTGATCCAGGATTTAAGTAATTCTGTAATTGTTTCTTGATAAACTCATAATCGTATTGAGTATGAACTTCTACAGGGTTCGGTTGTGTTTTTAACCAATTTTCTACTAAATTATTATTATCTGATAATGGTGTTTGTTTCGGTTTAATTCGTACAGTAGTAGTTGGGTAAGGATTTCCTTGTTGTTGTTCTACAACTAAATCCCATCCGTTAATTACGTCTGTAAAATCACCTACATCCTCATCTTCAGCTAAAGCTAAAAGAGCTTTATAAATGGTAACTCCAAATCCCCATAATCTAACTCCTTTATCTTCTTCTCCTCTAACCACTACAGGAGCAAATACTCTAGTTTTAGGGTTAATTTTACCTGATAAAGACCAATTGTCTTTGTCATTAGTTTTTCTTAATTCCTTAACAAATTCCTCAATAGGATCTTGCTTACCAAAGTTAGATAAAGCAACCATAGGGTATTTACCAATACCGTAGTGAAACTTTAACTCCTTGAAAGGAAAAGCAGGGTCAAAAGCAGATGGTACAATACGTACTGTCTGTTTCCCTAATTCCGGTTTCCAAAAAATCTTTGAATAGTCAGTCTTTTCTCCAGTCTGACCGTTGTTGTTTAAGGCATCTAGCTTAGCCTTGATCGCATTTAAATCCATATAACTTATTTTTATTTATTTGTAACTTATTATCAATATACGAAAAATATATTAACTCTCCAACTCTATTATCTTAAAAAGTTTAGTATTTATTCTTCTTAATTCTGGGCCTTTAGTCAGAAGTATGCAGTTTCTAAAATCTGACCAGTTTACTCTATACGAAGTGTCTAACTTGCCATCGTTAAGTTCCTTTATTAACGTATTTAAGGCATTTATAGTGTATAGGGTATTAGTTTCTTTCTTTCTATGTACTAGTATTGTATTATCTAAAAAATTTGATACATTTCCAAAATCTACATTGTAGGTGCAAATGTATTCGTTTTGACTTTTTGAATAAAGTACAAATATTTTACTGTATACTATTTTATATTTCTCCTGTATGGAAGTAAGTACATCATCTAGAGTTTCTTCTGTAGAAAATGTACAAAACAGTTTATTGCTCATATCATCATTATAATAGGTTGCGTCGAGATCGTAATCGAACGTGGGTGCTGTAACTAATTGCATTTTATATAAATATTAAACTGTTTTATAAACCTAAATCTTTACTGTATTTAAATTTTACTGGGTATTTGTTATCTTTTTCTAGTATTTTTTTAATACCTTCTAATGTCTCTTTACCGTCTTCCTTACTAAAGTCGAAAAGCAAAGCATCATATGTATAGAGTACCAATTTAGTCTTTTTATCAACTAGGTACCTTAATATATCTTTCAATATAAGAATATTATTTGAGGTTTCCAACGATTGCATCATATAATTCATTAATTTTGCTGGATGCATCTCTTTTAGGTTAGAAGTAAATGGTTTTCCTGATTGAGGATTACATACTATTCCTGTTTCTTTATAGACTGACCACATATTATCTATGAATTCCTGTATCAGTACAAAAATTTCTAAGTCTTTATGCTCTTCTGGTATCTTTCCGTATATTGCTTGGAAGTTAATTTGTTTAGCTTCTTTATACTGGTCGTCAGTTATATTTTCTGTGCCAAAGTAGTGCTTTGCTAGTTGCTTATGAGCAGATTCGTCAGTAAGTCTGTACCCAATCTGATCGCAAAGTAACCTAAGGTGGTAACCATCGAAATCGAACTCAACAAAATAGTCTTGGGTTGGAACGAAACATTTGCGGTGTTGTTCACTCTTAGGAATAGCAGCGAAATTAACAGAATTAAAAGCATTAGTAGGTCTAGAAGTAGCATTGTATAGATTATAATAGGTTAGTACTTTGTTATTATGTATGTTATATTGAGGTTCTCTTGGATTAAAGTTTTCTATAAAAGAATCATGTTGTATTCCTAATCCGCTTTGTTCTATAAGGTAGAATACTGATATTGCTGTATGGTTATAAAATTCAAATCCGTCTGGTATATCATATTCTAATACGTGTTTAACTTTATTAAATATTATTTCACAACTTTCATATAATTTAGATATAGGTATTATCTGATTTATATTACTATTAAGTCTATGTTTGTTGTAAAAGTAGTTTAACGTATTAGTTTCTCTTTCGTACTCTAACCTTTGGTATTTTACCATTGAATATAGTAACGCTATATCAATTACTCCAGGTATATTAATATGGTAGAGCAGTTTTTTCTTATCTAAGGTATATACTTTATTGGCTTTACTTAGAATAGCTATAACACGTTTTATATCTACATTTAAACCTTCATCGTGTTTTATAGGAATTATGTAACCATGAGTACTCTGTAGTAACCTTATATAAATTGCTACAGTAGAAGTTAACTTAGGATGGTAGTTATCATTAGAGCTGATTACATCAACGTAGCAACCTAACCTAACTAATTTTTCTAATGATTGAAGCTTTGCTTCTTCTTCTACTATATAAAACATTAATATAACCTTTTATATAATATATGAAAAATACTTTAAGCTACAAACTAATAGTAGTTATTATTTGAAATATTATTATTGTTTGAAGTATAACTTGTTTCTGATATATCACCATCTGGTAGGTTAAATTCTTGGTTATTTCCTCCTCCGCTATAACCTCCTCCAGAACTTGTATTTGAAGGTGTGTTATTCTCTGATGTAAGTAGGTACGGAACTAACTGTCTATGCGGTTGAGTTGTATGTACTGCTCCTTCCATTGCTCCTTTAGTTGGATGTACGTGATAAAATCCTTTATAATCTTGATTAGAACCTTTAATTTTGAACCTACCTCCAGATGTATACAGGTTATTCTTAGTCTTTGTAGGTACGGGCTTATTAGGTTTAAACCTAGGCTTTGCTTTCCTGATAGGATGCTGTTGTACCGTCGGTGCTTGTTTTTTGATTATTCTTACTTGCTCTTTTGGAGGAAGTTCTTCAAACTTGTATCCTTCTACGTCTGATTCTATATCTGCAAATTTACCGTAATCAGTTATGTATTCATCTACATTTGGAACCTGTAAGGAAAGTTTAAGTATACTTTCTCTATTTCTTGATGCTGCTCCTTTAAAATTATATCCTTGATTAAATATGTCTTTAACAGGTTTCTCAAGTACCCAATTTACTTCTCCATTTTTTATGTAAAGCAGATCTTTTGCTATATCGTAATTCTTCTTTAGAACCTCAGTTACATTGCCGTTTCTGGTATCATGTATAAAGTATCTTTTGAAGTATCCTGTTTTATAATTTTGAGGTGTAGGAAAAGTACTTTCTGCAGTAAATGTGCTTCCTTCTCCTATAAACTCCTCATCATGTTCATGATCGGGAACTTTTTCTATTTCTTCGGCGGAGTCTGTAGGACCTGTTCCAGCAAAGGTTTTTCCTTGTGGTGTTTCATAATAAGGCCCTTCGTAAGGTGCTCCTGTAGTGGACACTGTAAATTGCCCTAATAGAGCAAATAATCCTTTTAGTACTTTAAACGCTGGTAACCACATATTACACTGTATAAGTTTTAATTTTTCCTGACGCTGCTAATTTTTTTGATTGTGCTAATTCTGCATTACCTTCAGTACCCCGTCCCCAAGAAAAGTGGAAATGTACACCAGTTGCTTTTACAGTCATTCTTTTATATTCATCTTTAAATCTAATTGAGCCTGAAGAAGAACCTGCTGCAAATCCTTGTACTATGGCTAATACTTTCTTATAATTGCTGACTGAGTAAGGAACAATCGTAAAGTCTAGTGCTCTACCGGACTTATGTCTACTCGTATACTCTGTAATATTTTGGTGGAACCTATCATTTCCTGAGGTAAACCTTAATTTAATTCCAGGTGCTTCAGATTTAACTGTGTTAATTAAAGCAGTACCTATTTTTAAAGTGTCAGAAGTTATATCTCCTCCGTTCGCTAATTCAGTTCCTTTTTCAGAAAAGCCAGCTGATTTAATTACTGCTCTTAGTTGATCTGCGTTCGGTGTTTCACCGGTCTCAATAACCACTGGGTCATTATACCCTGGTGGTTCTGGTTGTTCAGTCAAATCTACTTGTGAATTTACATCTACAGCAACATCTCTAACAGGTAACATAAACATATTAGCTTTTAAGTCTACATTCCACCTATTAGTTGAATCTATTTTATGTGAAACGCCAGTAATTACGAATCCAACTCTTGCTTTATATCTATGTGGCAGTATTTCATCCGTTATGCTAAAAGCTTCTCCTATTTTTAATCCTGCAAGTCCCTGCATAGTTATATTTATTTCAATAGGAAGTAGTATGTTGGTTGAAACTGGTTTTCCTGCATTTCTGCTTTTAAGTTGTAGCATCTTAAGGCAAAATTGCATTGCCTCTCTATGAGAAGCTGCTATTGCGGTAAAATTACTAGCATCATTAGTTTTTAATGTAGCGTAGCTGTAATATGCCTTAGCAATGTCAATTTTATTTAATTCTCGTGTTTCTGCATTTTTTAAACTGTCTTTTGAGAAACCTTTACTATCTGTTGTTTCCTTCTTTTTAGTGGTAGACCATCTGTCAACAGCGCCGTTATTAAACTGTATTAAATTATCCTGTCCGTTTTCTCCGGCTGCAGCTGAAATAGCTAGCATTGATGCTAGGTCTCCTGAAATTTTGCTGGTCACACCGTATGATGTTACTTGGGATCCTAATCCTATTAAGTCAATTACCGGAAGCTTCTTATCTACCTCAACTGGGTTGTATAGGTTCCTATCTATGACGTACCATTCATTTCTACTTTTATCTAAATTTAGATCTAAATTATTTATGCCTCCTAGTGTATTACTTACATCCGTTAGGACTGTTTTAATTAATTGAAATATCGAGGTTTCATTTTTAGAAGTTTTTCTACTACTCAATGCTGATCTCTGGATGCTCTGTAGATAAGCTAAGTTAATAAGTATATTTAAAGGAGCTTCTTCTTTAAGGTCTTTAGCCTCGTTTAGTTCTAGAGGTATAGCAGCATTGGACTTATACCCGTACCCTGTATACTCTTTAACATTCGGCATACTACCTTCTTTAAACGTTATTGCTCCTTTTCTGTAGGGTATCCCACATATGTATGGATCTCCTGATATATGTCCAGGGAATGTAATGTACTTTTGCCTTTCTACATTTAGGTCAAACTTAGTTCCGTTTGCACCAGAATCTTCTCTTTCTAATACTTGAGTATTAATAATGTAGAGAAGGTCTCTTAGTGTAATAAAATATTGACAGTCTGTGCTATTTTCCTCAGCGTCAGTTGATGATAGTGCTATGCCTGATTTATATACTTTTATGTTGTTACCTTTAGGGTAAAGTTTTTTAAGGTATTCGTCAAGTTTAACAGAGTTTGTTAAAGCTTTAAATATATCCAATAGTAGATCATTATCGTCCTTTTTTGCCTTACTGGATGATTCTGTTGATTCTCCTTCTGCGTATCCTTTGTGACTTCCGGTGGATTGACTTCCAGTGTAAACCAGAGACTTAATAGATTCCAGTACTTCACCTTTTCCCATTACCTTAATCGTACAATCGTAACTTCCATCCTGTGCATAATCCCATCCGAAATTTATGACTTTCCCGATCATCGCATCGTAGTTATTCCCAGATTTTCTTTTTTTACCGTCAACGTCTTTAGTTAATTCACTTAATGATTTTGTTGCTTTAATAAAATCTGTAGTGATTGAACCTATATCATTTTCTAATTCACCGTAGTCATTTAGGTAAATACTATTGCCCCATTCCACTAACATTGTAAAACCAGGTTTAAAGTACAACTTTTCTATTACATCTAATTGCTCGCGTGACCATGCTTTGATATTTATTACTGCTTCTCTGAGTGTACCGTACTGGCTTTTTGATACTATGGAGAAATCTGTTATACCCATCATAGGTACGTATCCTCCTACTTCGCTAAATTCATATGAACTCCTTGTAGGTACCTCTGCAGTTCTACTTATATCTAAACCAGTTCTCCTTTGTTCTTGTAATTTTCCGTCAGTTGCTTTATTATATACTGTTCCTCCGGATAGTATATTTTGCGATGCTAATACACTGTCTTTATTATTTCCTTCGCTTATATATTCTCTTAATGCATCTTTAACTGCTGGGCTTCTTTGTGAAGCTATAATGCTTTTTATATACTCTTCTTCAGATGCAGGTAAGCTGTTTACTCCTGAAACTAATCTAATATATGCGCTTTGGTTATTAATAATGGAACTCCTTAATACATCTTGTCGTCCATTCTCATCTGTAAGTAGCATTTTACGGTACTTCAGCTGGTACTGTACGTCTATATTTAATGGTACACCGAATGTTTTTGACATTATCTATTTTGATTAAGTTCTCTGTACTCGTTTTTTATTGCTTGAATATTAGAGGGGATTCTTAACTGTTTACCGGGTTCTACTGTTAGTGAATCTTTTTTACTATTATTAACAGATGCTATAACCCACCATAGTTGTGGATCTTTATAGTACTCCAACGCTAATGTATCGTACCTATCTCCTGCTGTAGCTATTACGTATATATCATTAAAAGATGGTTTAATAACTGGGAATATTACATTCCTTCTATATCTAATACCATTTTTAGTTTGCTTTAATAGTATATCTCTATATCTGTTCATCTTCTTCTGGGATTGTTGTTACCACGACTTCGTCTAATTCTATTTCCGGTTTGGCAAGTCTATTCTTTCTACCTATAAACTTATTACCAAACTGTGGTGCTATAGTATGAGTAGGTGAAAAGGTAATACTTACATCTAATACGGTTGGTACTTCAGGTATATCCTCTAACCCTCTATCTAAGTCGGTTAGACGTTCAAAATTACCATCTTCGTTTGTACCGTAGGTTGATGTTTGCCAAGTGTAATCTGTGTTCCAGTCAAAGGTAACGGATTCTATTACCCCAGGTTCCTGTACTAGGTACCCTCCTATAGTAATTGCTACAAAATTTCCTCTCATAAAGTTATTTGTTGAATATGTAGGAGCAGTTGTACCTGCAAGGAGGTTAAGTTTAGCGTACAATGGTTTTAATTCATCTACTGAACTAGCTGCAACTTTGAACCCGAATGTAATACTTCGGCTAAATCCTTGATATGATCTAAAATCTTCTGCACGGCCTAAATACTTAAAAGAGCTCCAATCTGCTGAGTAAGAGTCGTTGAAATTATCTAGATAAGCCCTGAAAGGGAGTATTGTTACATCGGGAACTTCATCTTGAGTTGATTGAGGTGTTATTACTTTAAAATTAAAATCAATTATATCTTTAAAAGCTTCTTTTGTTTTTTCTTCTATTGCTTGTGTATCTAATCCGTCTACTATTCCTATAGACCCTCTCTTTGGAAACTTAGCAGTGATCCTATCTTTTGGCCTTAATGTATAGGAGTCCCCGTTTTTGTCTTCTGGTGACTGTACTTCAGTAGGAGTTAAGCTTATCTGCTCAAATCCTTGAGCAACTCTTGTATATATTCCCTGTGCTCTTGTATTCTGACTAAGTTCTACTGCTTTAAACCCTATAGGTTCAGATCCAACTCCGGATGCATAATACTCTTTATCAAGATCTTCTGGTTTTGTTGGAGTTGCAGCGTCTAGTGCCTCCTGTCTCTTCTGTTTTCTGGATTTCTTAGCTTGTTCTGAGGTAGTTTCGCCGGCATCGGTTATGGAGATATTAGCTGTCTGTGTACCGAATGTATCAAACTTCGTTAGAAGTGCACCTCGTTCTTCCTGTCTTTCTCTCCCTTCTATCTTAGTGTTTATTACTTCTCCGTTAAGAGCTGATCTATGACCTTGAACTTTGGGTAAATACCCTCTCTTGCCCATAAAACCTTCAACAAAATGTGTACCTGTTCCATTAACGGGAACTTGAGCAATCATAGAAGCAATTGATTTAGCTGAGGACCATCCCCCGGATAGTATCCTACCTATACCGGTTTTTCCTGCAGATTTAGATTGGATGTTTTTTTCAACTACACTTAATGCTGTTTGATTTGCTATGTGTTTTAAACCAGGTCCGGTAGTTAGTAGTGTTGTGATTCTCTTTAAATCATCGGTTCTACGAGTTACTTCCATAGCAAGACTATTAGGACTAGGTGCGTCATTTATATCCTTTGTTACTAAAGGAGGTTCTACACCAAAGTCACCATACTTAAGATCTCTTAAGTTAGTTTGTAGGTCTATTAACGGCATACGTTATTGTGATTTACTAGGTTAAATCTTGTGCTCTTTGATCAATTCCTACTTCCGGAAGATTATCTAAATAGTTATTAGCAGGTTTTTTACCTTTTAAACTTAATGAAGTTTGTGCTGCTAATATATCTGGATCGTCCGTAATAGAGGATTTATAATGCAAAGTAGATGTTGTTTTAGCAGCATCTCTTTGAGCAGGAGTTTGTCCTTTTAATCCGTGTACTGAATCTTTTAAATTTTTTAATATTGACATTATTATAGTGTTTAGTGTTATTATAAATAGTTTACTATGTACTTAGTTTAGAACTTAATACTAAAGTTTCACCAACTTTACTCCCATCTAAGTAAACATTACCCCCCGTGCTGACAATAGATATAAGTTGTTCTAGTAGTTTTTCTACATTTCCTCCTAATTTAGTACCACCTGCCATGGTGATTGTATCCTTACCTAATGGCCTAAGAGTAAAATCTTCAACTTTTGCTTCTTTAGGAAGTGAATCTGCTTGTGTTTGAAGAACGTTTTGTGCTGCTTTTATCTCAGCATTCTTTTTTGCAACGTTAATTGAACCATGTATCATTCCTGCTGGGCCGCCAAATGCTGCTCCCTTGGTGAATGCCCATGCTTTTGACCAGAATCCCTGTGATGCTTTTTCTTGAGTCTGTTTAATCTTTTCTATTGTTTTAACAGATAAGTCTTTCTGTGCTAAAATTTTCTTAGCATTATCTTGTGCTATTTCTTGATCTCCACCTCCGAAAGCTGCTCTTGCGAAACCTACTTTTTCTACTCTTAAAATAAACTTTGTTAATAAATCTACCATTTTATCTAACATTCCAGACCCTACAAATTTTTGTAGTGCATCTTTTGCTCTCTGCATTGTTTCTTGAAATGCCTGTCCTGCGGTAACATTTAAGTCAAGGTCCGCTCTTGTTGCACCTGCTATACCCAACCTTTTAGCTTCAATAGCAAGTAATTCATTCATTTTTGCTGCATCTCCTTCTCCCTTTGCTCTCTTTATTGCCTCATCCGCCATTATTTGTTTAGCAATTTGCCTATACTCTTTTTTTGCTTTTAAATCTTTTTTATTTGCTTCTGATACCTGTCTAGCTCTGTCGGTTTCTAGCATATAAGCGTCTTGAAGTTCATCTACTGATAAGTTTGTAAGTTTTGCTAACTGTTTCATTACTAGAGGACGTTTTCTTTCCTCTGCGGTTAGCCCTTTCATGGTTTTCATTACTTCTTGAGTAGCACCTACCATGTCTCCTTGCGTAGCTAACAACCTAGCTTTATCTAACTGTAAATCTTTCCCTAAGAATAGTTCAGCTTCCATTTCTGCAGCTAAAGAGCTCTCAAAATCTAAAAGTCCTTCTGAAACATTTTTAGTTTGAGCTAAAGTTAATCCTAATTTCCGTGCTGCATTAACTCCTTTTGCTATAGATGTAGCACTAAAACCGAAAGAAGCTCGGATTTGGCCAGAGGCATTTGCAACTCCTGTAAGGACTTGATTAAAGGTAGCAGTACTTTCTCCCATATTAGTCATATGGTTATTCATTGCTAAAATTTCATTAGCTCCTTTTTCAGAATCTTGTCCAAATGCTTCAAAATTTGAAACAAACTTTGCTGCAGTATCTGCTGATAATCCTAATCTAGCTTGCATGAAAGAAACTGTTGAAAGAGTTGAAGCCATAAATGTACCTCCTCTATCCAATTCAACTACCATTTCTTTTTGTGCTTTTAAAGCTTGAGTAGTAGAATGATACAGTTTATTTTGTGCTTTTGCTCCTGCTGAGATTTCATGAACCATTTTTCTAGCTTCATCTTTAGCTACCCCCATTGTTTGTGCTGTTTCCACCACTTTTTTAGAAAAGCCTAGAGCTAAATCTATTAAAAATTTAAATGCTTTGACTATAAGTTTCACTACTCCTAAAATAATAGTAGCTGACTCAATACCTGAAAATGCTGCACCTATACCTTTACCTATTAGTTTAATTTTACCTCCTAGACCAGAAAAAGCTTTTCCATTTTTAGCAGCTTCACTTCTCATCTTCTTCAAACCTTCTTCTGCATTTAAAAGACCGCCGAAAAATTTATTTTTACTGATTCTAGTAAATACTTCTCCTGTTGCTCCTAATGCTTTTTTAATACCGTCTGCACGTTCTTTGTCTTTATTTAATTGTTCCTCCTGTATCTTAAGTGCTTCAAATGCTAATACTCTGTCTTCTTGGCTATACTCCACGCCCATCTTTTTAGCGTGTATTAGTTTTCTAATCAAAGCAGACCTTTTCTCTTGGAGTTGATATTGCTGTTTTTCTATATCTTTTCCTGTAAGTAGTCCTTGGTTAATTTTACTATTATTAGAGGCTAGTGTATCAGAGAATTTAGCTGCATTTTTGAATTGTCTGGTAAGGTCAGTCCCTACAGATTTAAGAACTGATGCGTCAGCTCCACTAATTGCTTCTTCAACAGAGTCTTTTAACGATTCTCCAATCTTAGCTGCTACGGATATCATAGTATCCTGTACATATACGCTTAGTTCGTCAATATCGCTTTGGCTCTGTTTTTTAGCTTGTTGCCGTTTTTTATTTAGTTCTTTATCTTCAGCCATAAGAGTGTTTATTTCTTATAAATAGCAAAGACTCCTATTTGTTAGAAGCCTTTGTTGAATAAGCAGGTTTGATATTAGGTCTAGCTATCTGCGTGCTTTTATTAGTATTTGATTCTACTTGTTTTTCAGCTTGTTCGGATTGTTTTTCAAAATGCTCTTTCATTTTATTGAAAGTAAAATTTCTTAACCAAATTGGCATATTATATACTTCAGTCCAAGTATAACCACCTCCTCCATGGAAAACTATTTCATGGATTTGTCCGAAAATAATTTGTCTATACTCAGACGTCAGGCCAAAAAAAGTCGATCCCAATGGGGATATCAAATACCTCCTCTCTTCCAGCTTCATCTGTATATGTATGCTGTATGTTTATATCCGGTGAAACTTCACTATAGTAATCTCTTAGTGCTCTAGCATCTTTTGCTAAAAGGTAGTTATTAACAAATTCTCGTACGTCTTTTTTCTCTGATAATCCGTTAACGCTTGTGATGATATAAGCAAGTCTGGTTGTGACTTGTGTGCTTGAATCTTTATTAATCTTCTTTTTACCTTCTATTTCTCTTTCTATATTTTTCTCATCTATATGAGTTAAAAGTCTAAAGGTTAGTGAATTATCTGTATTAGGTAGTTGAAAAGTAAATTCATTTTTCTTACCACTTAAAAGCTCTTCATCAATTTTTTTATTTTCTAATAAAGATAAATCTACCACTACATCTTCTCCGGCAAATTGCACTTTGTAGTCCTTACCGTATGATAGTATTCTAGCTGCTATCATTATAGCGTTTTTGTCTCCTATTAGTAAATCGTTTACTTTAATATCTTTAGATACTATTAGAGATTGTAGTAGTTTATCTATTACTGTTCCGTTTTTAATGTAGTTTTGATTGGTTAATATATCTTCTTCTTTAGCGGTCATATATTTCATTTCTACTTTACCGCTTGATAAAGGAGAATCCTCAGGGTATAGTAAGCCTTTAGAAGGTAAGTCTACTGTTTCAGTAGGGAGGGAAAATTTTGATTCCATAAATTTTATTTAGTTATAACTTATTATAATAATAAATATACGAAGAAAAAAGTTTAGAGCCAACAAAAAACCCGGATAAAATCCGGGCCTTTATAATAAGTAAGTAATTTCCTAGTAATTTAATACGCAGTAGTCCATTGCAACTGTAATACTAATCTCTACAGCTTCATCTGAAGTCCAATCGTATTGTCCAAAGTCTCCATTTGTTAGGATAGCTCCTTTAATGATCCATTCACCTACAATGTCTCCTACAGGTCCTAATATGTTTAAAGTTAAGTCTTTTTTATAGAAATCAGAATAACCAGCTCTACCTGTTACCGATTCGTATCCTAATCTTGCCCATTCCATTACGGCTTGTGCTCCAGAAGGAGTTACTGGATCGTAAAGAGTCATGGTCATATCGTCCCATTCTCTTTTTCCTCTAATTTTTCTATATGAATTGATGTGGTCTAACTTGATAACGTTATCGGTAAAGGAAGGTGCTTTAACATTCTTAACCATGAAGGAAGGAATGTTGTCGATATACATTACAAATCTGTTCTGTACCTTTGGTTCAAAGGCTTTAAACATTATTTCGTTTGGATCTAATACTGCCATGTTGTATTTACTTTATTATAAATATATTGTTTTTAAATTATCCGTTAAAAGTTGCGCCTGTTGGTTCAACTGTAAAGTCTAGCACAATAAATTCTGCTGTTCTTGCTGGCTGAATAAATATCTGACCAATTAACTGATTCCTGTCTACTACGTCTGCTGTGTTATTCGTATCGTCCATTACAACTCTAAAAGCATAAAGACCTTGTCTTTGTACTACTGATTCTAAATAAGGATTAACGATTGATAAGAATTTGTTTCTAGTAGCTACTGTGTTCTGTTCGAATACTAAGTTTCTAGCTTGATCTCCTAAGAATTTCTTAAGTTCAATTAACAATCTTCTAACGTTCACTCTATCTAAAGCTGATGCTTTAGTTTGTAATGTCTTTTGACCAAATACTGCAATACCTTGTCCAGGGAAAGTAGCGATTGGATTAACTTTTCCATCATACAATAAGTCTCTTTGACCTCTTGTCAATTTCTGTTCTGCTTGAATGATTCCTACTACTCCACCTCTTACTAGTCCTGCTGGTGCGTACCATGGTGCTGAACTATTATCTGTGAATGCATATACTCCCGGTATTGCTACTGAAGCTGGTGACCATACGTTTCTACCTGTTGCTGATTTTACTTGTACCCAAGGCCAGTAAGCAGCTGCATAAGAACTATTTAATCCTGTTGCTGTTGAAGTTACATCAGCTACTCCAGAACCATAGTTATCTAAATCTACTACTGCGATACAATCTCCTCTTTGCTCTGCTAAAGTAATAATACTGTCTAATGCGCTTCCTTGTGCTGCATTACTGTATATAAGACCTGGTGCAGATACTATATTAAAGATGTATTCATCTTTATTGCTTAGTATTGAAATTGCTGTAGAATAATCTGATCCATTTACTCCTTGTGAATCTGTATTTGAAATAGATCCAAAGTAGTTAGCAGAAGCAGGTGCTATGTTTCCTGTTGCTCCGTGGAACGATCCTGATTCGTTTATTGGTAATGAACCTGTATACTCGTCGCTACGTACAGTTATCCCGTCATTTAATAAGTACCCTGGTAATGGACTGTTAACAGCAGATACATAAACATAATTTGATTTATTAATGTAATCTCCAAAAGTTTTAACATAGTCTTTAGATCCATCTGTGGCTGGAGCTTTATATTGTGTACCAATTTTAGACTCTATGTAATTAGATGATTGTGGATCTAATGATACATTATTAAATGTTTCTAATACTACCTTAGCATTATGACTATCTGATCCTTTTCTGATCAATAAGGTAAATGTACCTTTTTTCTCATC